ACCAGACACTGGACTAGTGATGGTGCTCACGGACCCGGCGGGAAGGTTACCAGCGGCACCGGACACTACCCGGTAGGTTGCCCATATACTAAGGCCAACCCCGGGAATCAATCCGTTCTGCCCGTCCCCGAAGGTGATCCAGGTAACCCCGGACTGGTCCGTTCCGACTACGTAAGATTCATCCCCCGCGCTCGCGTCTATCAGGAAATCAATCTGGTTCCATGCATCGGGGGTCCCGGGATTAGCACCGTCCACGAAGACCTTGACACTATCGTTCTGCGCCTGGAGCTGCGGGATAGAGAACGTCTGCCCCGGCGTGCCATCACTGGTACCGAGCTGAACCATCGTGTAGGTGATGCCCTGGGTGACCTGTACAGTTCCGGTCCCGCCATTCCCGGCGATGGTCACGTCCGCATTGGTTTCGAAGATCGGTGGTTCCGTTAGCCCGTCCGGAATATTCGTTGAGGACATCTGCGTACCGGCCGGAACGGTCACTGACGTGCCCCCCGGGGGCGTGGTAAGGGTAACCGTCCCGGATGCGGGGAGGGCACCGAACGGAACGTAGTTCAGAAGCTGTGCGATATTCAGAACAGAGAGCCGCTGGGTTGCTGTGGGAAGGTACGCCTCCTGGGACAAGCGGTCGCCGTAATAGGAGAGGAGATCTCCCATGTACGCCATAAGCTCTACCATCACCAGGCCGAAGTCGCCCTCACTGCCGGGATGCCAGTCCGGCATCGCCTGCGCCGCGTACGTCAGCATGTCCTGCACCAGTGCCGTGAAGTCCTTGCTGGTGTAGTCAATGCTTGTCGGTACGGCAAGTACCGGGTACTGCGATGGCAGAGGAAGCTGTGATGTACTCATGAAACGGTGCCTCCTATGTGAACCGTGGCTGTCTGGACGTACCCGGTTGACTCCGGTGCGGTCTCGAAGTCCACGTCGACCCGGGCCACGCCGAAGTTATCATCACCCTCAGGGGTGATCTTAACGATCTGAATACCCGGCTCCCATTGCATGACTTGCTGGGTAACGTCGGTCCTGATCTCCTGCGCCACGGTATTCGCTCCCGGCTGGAAAACATAGGACGACAAGGGAATGCCGTAGTCCGGGTGCATGACCCGCTCCCCGGGCTGAGTCGTTACCAGGCTTGAGACATGCTGCATCTGCTGGACATCCGGGTCCGAGGTCTGCATGACTTTTCCGGTGATAGGGTCCAGTGCGAACGGGATCAGTATCTCAATGCTCATGGTCTCCTTCAGTCTATCAGGATCGGGTGCGTCCGGGTGAGTTACGTATTAAGAATCCACCAGTTTGATCCGTCACTCTGAACAGTGACCCGGTTGTACTGCGCGGTCAGTCCGGTGTAGGTCGTGCTTCCGTTGATTGTCTGGCTGCTTGTGGTGCCCACGGTAACCGTATGCGCTGCACTATCCTTCTTGATGACGGTGTAGATACGCCCGGTGCAGCCGACCGCAGTCGGAAGGGTAACGGTAAACGCACTGCTTGTGGCGTCGGCCAGGACAGTTCGGTCGGTAGCTAGGACGGTGTACGTCGTGGTCTGCGACGAAACAGTTCCGATTGGGTGCACGTGACCCGCGTCTGCTAGCTTTCCGGTGGCTCCGGCCGCCTGCGTTCCAAGGGCCGCGATATCCCCGGCAACAGTATCGATAGCGGCAGTCTGTACCGTGTCCGGCACCGGGACGGCGAAGCCCACGACCACAGCGGACCAGCTCTGGCTCCCGGCAAATGCGGCGGTAACGGTTGTGCTGGTGAGGTCCTTCGGCTGGATGTACTGAAAGTTGTCGACCAGGCTATTTACACCAAAGGTTGAGGACCAGTTAGTCCAGTTAGGGCCCCAGGTCGTGATGTTTACGTTTCCGGCATTCCCGAAGTGCGATACCAGCACAGAGTTCGGACGAAGGTTCGAGAGTGTAACGGAGACTGAGGTACCCGTACCTCCTGCCGCCCCGGCGAGATAGCACTGTGTCCCCAGTGGCACGGTGTAGATTGCCGATTCCCAGGTGGTGGACGTGCTGGACGTGGCTGTAATTGCAGTGGAGGCCGGAATCGCCGTGGTAACCGGGGACGCGAACATGTACATGTACTTGCCACTGGAACCTAGCTGCTGAGCCGAGATCTGCGTGTACGTATTGCTGTGCGAATCACTAACCGTAAATGTGGTCGAGGCTGAGGCAATGAACATGACGTTCACCGCCTGGCCGACTGGCACAGCTTCGCTCGTCGTTCCGACCGCGCCGGAGGTGGCCCCGGTGCTCACTGCGGCAGTCCCGATAAGATGGGGAATGCTGGAATAGGATACTGTTCCCGAGTTCGGTATGTTGATATTGTTCCGGTAGTGGCTGGCATTCGGATTCAGGTCGATGCACGTCGCCGTGGCATATCCCGACGCCACTGCGGTGCAGTTGCTGACCTGATAGTTCGTTACGCCGTTCTCGATATACAGCCCCGATCGGGCCGGGCTGGCATTCAGACCAGTCCACGGGTCCGTGTCGAAGTTTATGTTCGAGAGGGTAACCCGGCTTACTCCTGATGTGATATGGATATCGTCATAGGTATTCGTGGTAGTGCTGTACCCGCAGTCACCGATGTTCAGACCGGTAATCGTGTACCCGAACCCCCCCTCAATCCAGAGACCATGGCCAGAAAAGGCACCGATGTTCGTGTCGACCAGGTAGACCCCACCCTGGAAGGTGGAGTGGAAATGTAGACCATGGGTTAGCGTTCCGGCCGCCCCGCCGTTGTTCGTGGTCCAGATGCCATTGCCAAAGATCTGCCCGCCGTACACAAAGTCCATCATGGCGACCGCGCAGTTATTCAGGCCGACATTATTGAACGTCGCGAATACCGGGTAAACCACGCCGGGCGTCTGCGACGTCATCTGGAATCCGTAGTCTCCTCCCCCCGTGAAAGAGTTCGACATCAGGAGTGATCCGGAGCTGTTGTTTATGCCGTTCGCATCCATCTTCACGCATGCGGACCCGTTACCAGCGGCAGCCATGAACAGGGTGTTCTCAGTCACCAGTCCGGGAGAGTTACCCATCTGCACAAGACCGAACTGCTGTCCGCAGATTGTGGAATTCGTGATGTAAGCGTCGACATTACAGGCGAAGCCAGTCGTCGGTGCACTAGCTCCGGTGCTGATTGCGAAGGAACCGATCTGGCAGTTGTCCATACGGAATACGGAGTTATCCACTTCCAGGCCAGTCCAGCCGCCCGTCTGCGACATCGAAGACCCGAACGCGCCGCAAATTGTAAGGTGGTCCATGTACGACATGTAGGCGTTCGTGATCTTCACCGCCACGTACGGAGTCGACCCGGGGGTGAAGGCGATTACCGACCCGTCTGCCGTCCCACCGGAGGCATTGTCTCCTCGGAATGCCACCGCGTACACACCGCTGCTGTTGTACGTCAGTCCAGCGGTGATCTTGTAAACCCCGCGTGGGAAGTACACGACGCCACCCGTAGCTGCCGTGGCATTAATCGCCGCCTGAACTGCGGTGGTGTCATCCGTCGAGCCGTTACCGACCGCGCCGTAATGCTTTACGTTGTACCAGCCGAGTTCGGCCGGGTGAACGTGTCCAGCGTCCGCCGCCTGGCCGGTCGATCCAGCGGCTTGCGTACCGGGCCACGTGATAGTCCCGGCGGTGGAGTTCAAGGCCGGGGTACCGTGCGTGTGATCGGAGCGCGCTAGGGTGGCTGCGGCCCCGTTCCCGCTGGAGGAGCCGTATGAAGTCTGCGCGGTCACTGAGCCAAAGGCTTCCCGTCCGTGCTTATGCCCGGCGTCCGCGACTTTTCCGGTCGCCCCGGCCGCCTGGGAATCTCCGGCTGCCGATACAGTGATGTCCCCAGATGTGGCGTCAATCGCTGCTACGGCTGCGGACCCAAGGCCGAGGTTCGTCCTGGCTGTGCTAGCACTCGCTACGTCGGAAAGATTACTGGCCTTCTGCAGGGACGTAGCCAGGACGGCGGCAGCCGCGCCCGCCGCGTCCGCGCCGACATCAGTGTAAGTCAGCCCGGCGGTGAAGTACGCGAGGGAGGTCCAGTGAGTTGTTCCGTCACCGAGCTTTACCTTCGTGGTGTCATACTCGAACCCGAACTCACCCTGAGCGAGGACTGGATTAGCACTCGTCCAAGCCGCTGCCGTACCACGCCGAATCTGAATTTGCTGAGACATCAGGGAGTTCCCCCATCGAGAATACCGCCAGGCAGAAACGTGCTAGAAGGGTCCCCGCCGTCAATGTTGGTCGTACCAGCCCCGCCAGCCGGACCCTGCGGTCCCGTCGCGCCGGTCGCCCCCGTGGGCCCCGTTGGTCCGGTGGGACCTGTTGCGCCAGTAGCCCCTGGAGCGCCCGTTGCGCCCGTTGTACCTGTAGGGCCAGCCGGTCCTTGTGGTCCGGTGTTCCCTTGCGGTCCCGTGGCTCCAGGAGGCCCTGCGGCCCCGGCAGGACCCTGCGCACCAGTAGCGCCCTTCGGTCCAACCGAAGCGCCCCAGGAGCCGTCACCGTGAAGAACTTCGGTCGCGTCACCTGGGTACGCACCTTGGAGAAGGCCGGACTTTGGCATCCATACGGGCTGGTTAATGTCCCCACCGGTAAACGTAACGTATACCACGGTACCCGGAAGGGGCGGTGTCCCCGTCCATGATCCA